CTGCATATCCGGCACATCGGCTCGGTCAAACTGTTTTTGGAAAAACGCTGAGATAGGCAAACGCCAATAGCACGCACCATTGGGTAACATGATATTAAATAAGAGTGCGCGACCTGAAATAGAGACAAGACCAAAGATAACGCAGTCACTAGACTCTCCCTGATGTTCTTTAAGATCATAAAGATACTCCTTCCTTATCTTGCAATAAATTGGAGGAATGTTCGCGTTTAAATATGCCATAATATTTACCCATGTATTTCACCCCAAGTATTGCCATATTCATAATCAACTTTATTTGGGATTGCTAGTTTAACAGCATTTTCCATAATCTCAACGATCTTTTTAGCTTGTTCTTCTGACTCTACAGAAATATCTAATTCATCATGTATTTGTATGTGCGGTATAATACCTTCATTATATAAATCTAACATTGCTTTCTTAGTCATATCAGCTGCAGATCCTTGAATTAACTTATTCAATGCTTTATAAGTAAAAGCTCTTTTTATTCGACCTCTTCCATAAGTTCTTTCTGCTTCTTCTAAAGTCATTGGAGTATGCATACCAAAAGTATTTGGTTCCCATTTATTAAACCTACATCTTCTACCAAGTAAAGTTCCTATTGATCCAGACAGTTGAGCATGTTGTGAAGTTCTATTCATTAACTCTCTAACAAAAGGTACATTCTCATGATACTGATTAAATAAATTTTCTGCTTCTGCTTTAGTAGATAGACCTAACTCTGCTTGTAGTTTTGCTTTACCCATTCCATAAAACAAACCTAGATTAATTGTTTTGGCTTGTGATCTAGATATTCCTGCCATGTCTGCAACAGTTTGGTGGAAGTCTACAGAATCACTTTTAAATTTTTCTACAATGTTTGAAACAGAATCGTCATACATAATTGGATCTGTTGTTGCTGCATAGTGTACAACTAATCTTGGCTCTTGTTGTGAGTAGTCAAAACAACCCCAAGTATGATTCTCTTCTGGTAAAAATAAAGATCTTATCTTTGGTCCTAAATCTTTATTTCTTGCAGGAATCTGTTGTAAGTTTGGATTAGAATAGGAAAATCTCCCGGTCACTGTTCCACCTTGATCAGATCGTATTGGATTAATATCCGCATGAATTCTACCTCTATGCTCATGTTTTAATATTGTATCTATAAAGGTTGTGTGAGCTTTATTTATTTCTCTTGCCTTAGCTATTTTTTTAACTAAAGGATGTTTATGTTCTGATAAAAAATTTTTAGTAAAGGAGGGTGCCTGTGACTTCAAAGTTCTTTCGTAGTGTAAACCGAGTTTGTCAAAAACTTTCGCAATGCTTCTTGCTGCCCATATCTGTGTGTCGATACCTGTTTCTCGTTTTACTTCTAATAATAACGCTTCTTCTTCTGTCACCATTGACTGTTTTAATCGGTGTGCTGCTTGTACATCTACTCTTACTCCTTTAAATTTCATATCAATTAAACAAGGAAAGAGCTGTGTTTCTAAATCAAATATCTCTGATAAATTTTGTTTGTGTATTTCACGTGAAAGAACTTTAAACAATTCAAGTGTTAATTCTGCATCTTTTTCTGCATAAGCACCTACATACATTGCAGGAAGTTTATACATTTCTGATTTAGCATCTACACCAGCAGCTTCTGCTGCTTCTTTCAAACCTTTTTCATCTTTAACTTCTCTTAAATATTCAAAAGCAATACTATTCAATGTGTATGATAATCTATTTTCATCAATTAATGATGACATCAACATTGTATCTACAATAAAACCATTTATTTTTATGTTATAAGCTCTCAACCAACATACATCGTACATTGCATTGTGAAAAATTTTAACTGCATCTGTTGCACAAACTTCTTTTACATAATCTAATACTATTCTCTTATCTAGATTACCTTCTCTATGTCCTATTGGATAATAACCTGACCAACCATCAACTGCGATTGCAATACCAATAATTTCTCCTTCACCTATAACTGCACCAGATCCTCTTGATTTTAAATTTGGATCTCTAGTTTCTAAGTCGATTGCAATATATTTTGCTTGACTTAAATCAGGGAAAGTTTCTGGACAGGTCCATTCTGTTTGTGCTTGAAAAATCATATTAATCTACTCCAAAAAAAATAAGTTACTAATGTATAAAAACACAAATCATGTACAGCTACTGGATTCACTTCTTTTTACCTATGTCTTTCATCTTTTTTATTTCTAATTCACAATAATGAATTATTTTTTCTAAGTCTTGTATACCATTTTTATTCATATATCTACACACGTACTTAATAACATTTCCTTGAAAGAAAGAGAGATCATTCTTTGATATAAATTCATACGGTTGAATGTGAAAGTCTTTGTAATGACTCCCGCCTATCTGCTTATCTTGTGGAAATGCTTCATCAAACATGCCTTTATTTGTCATATTATTTCTTCTCCTATGTTATATTGATATTCATAACCTTGATTCATTATGAATAAATTTTCTTTTGCTCTTGTCACACCAACAAAAAATAATCTATGTTCGGTGTCTTTATTTATTTGCGCTGCTTCATAAATAATTCTTTCTAAATCTGTAAATAGAATTACATTTTCTGCTTCTTCCCCTTTAACAGAATGTATAGTTGATAATTTTATTCTTGCCGGTTTACTTAGATCCTCGCCGCTCGCCACTAGGTCCTTGATGTATTCGATCTGGTAATCTTTTAATCTTAATGCTTTCCAATCCCCATGAGCAATGAGTCCATGTTCTAGTCTCAACTCATCCATGTCCACTGAGTCTACATTTACTAGGGACTTGCCTCCAGAGAAACCATACTTTACATCGCCTTGATCGTATTTTAGATATTCATAAATATTTCTAGCCTCATCTCCAGAGATATTTGCACCTTTATTTAAACGGTCCCAGTCATTGATTGCTTTTATCACTTCTAATGGAAGTAAATCATTGAATTTACAATCAAATCTATAGCCAGTAACTTGAAGTAAAGGCACTAACTTTTTCATTTGATCATTCGTTCGAGTTAAAATCATCCATTGACCTTTACTAAAATCAATATCTTCTAGTTCTAAATCTTCTATAACTTTACCGGGAGCTTCTCTAGGTAACCATTCTTTTACTCTTCTTTCATCAATGTTATCTAATATAGATAGTGCAACTTTATGCACGGCATGTGGTACCCTTCTTGATTGTGTTTGATGATCGGGTGTTCCTTCTAAGTTAATAAATATCTTAGGGTCTGCCCCTTGAAACGCATAGATAGCCTGATCGTCATCCCCTGCAACGTAAGATCTCTTACAACAGGATTCAATGTAAAAAAACATTTCCCATTGCAGAGGATTCAGATCTTGGGCTTCATCGAGAAAAACAGCGTCGAGGGAGGGACATAGTTTTTTCTCAACAAACTTGGAAATCATGTCTGAAAATTCATACATGTTATAATCTCTTTTATAATCAATAATGTCTTGATTGATTTGTTCTAGTAAAGGTTCACTAATATAATCTATTAAATCAAGTTCTATTGCTGCATCTTGTAAATTCATTTTTGTGCAACGAGAGTATTCTATAATTTTCATGTATTGATTTTTATATTCATTAAAACCATTTGCATGTTGCACTGTCTCAAAATGCATATCGGTATGACCATATTTATTTTTAAATGCATTCCAGTTTTTATCTTTTAGTAACTGTGATGAAGTATCTATACCTAACATTTTAGTTCCCATTGAGTGCATGGTACAAATCCATTCAAATTCAAATGTCGGATATTCTTTTTGTATTCTTTCTCTTGCTTCATTTGCTGCAGCATTACTAAATGTAATGTAACAAATTTTTTTAGAATCTGTTTTATTAACAATCAATTCATTTTGTAAATGTTTATGAATTAATGTATGGGTCTTCCCCGTTCCTGGTGGTCCTGCTATTACTGTTCTCATTCAAAAGGTGCGGGTTGTTTTTCTAATTTTCTTGGTATATACTTTTCGACTTCAATTTTCTCTACCGTCCAAAGTTTTACACTCTTCTCTTGATCATTGATTACTATCTTTTTAACATCTTGTTTTGCGTTAAATAAATGTTCTAACAATCTTATTGTTTTATTTTTCGGATAGTTTCTTTCTGGCCAAGTCTTTTGTTTTACAATGTAACCCCAGAAATCTTTGAATTTAAAATAACTAATTCCATTTTCTGTATAAGGTTTTCTTTTTAAAACATCTTCTAAAGCTTTACCATCACGACTAATGAATCCAGTTAGTAATTCTTTTAACTGTACATCTATTTTAGTATCATCAGGAGCTTCTAATGTAGCCATGTTTTTCATTAAAGATGCTAGTTGTTTTCTCCATACTAATTTAGCAACTGGAATTAATGGTGTTCCAAGTTCAGTCATACATGCAATACTAAACTTTTCATGATCGTGTAATGTTGGTGCATCTACTTCAATAGTATCTTCATCTATATCTACAAAAAATATAGGTGGATCTGATTCATATTTTCTAATTGATGTAATTGCAGGCATTCTAACATCACCGCCTTTTCCATATTGTTTTGTATAACAGAGTCTTTCATCACAAAAATTACAAATAGGTTTGTCTTTACATCTATAATCGTAATCTTTTTTATCTAATTGTTTTATAATCCTTTGTATGTCTGTAGATTTTAAAGGTGGTTTAATATATTTTTCTGTATTGTAATCTTCTAATTTGTCTTCCCAACCTATTGGATTAGATTTTTTTACATACACTCCAATATTAAATAAACCATTATCACGACCAGATGCTGCAACATCACCATTACCTTCTACGATAGGACCATTTTTAATTATAGTGTTTAAACATGGTGGACCATCAGGGAAATCTTCTTTAGCTTTTTCTTGTTTTTTATTTACTAATAAATTTTCTAATTGAATATCTTCTAACGCAATTAAGTCATATGCTTTTATAAATTTTTCTATGGTTAAAGAATTACCATTGTCATCAATTGCATACTTAACTGTTCGATCTCCACCATGATAAGGCATGTTTAAGAAACTACCTACATCACCTCTATCTGCCATGATCTTAGATTGTTTAGGAAATATTTCTGCTTTAGCATAACCCAAAGCAGATGCCATGAGTTGTAATTTTTGTCTCATTAAAGATGCAGCAACAAATTGTTTTGTAAAACAATAGACATGTGCACCACCTGATTTAGATCTAAATACTATGAGTGGAAAATTATTTTCTCTAATTTTTTTAATTAATTTTAAATGATCAAATGGATAAGTATCAATATCTATTGCACCCCATTTACATTTATTCTCTTCGTTGATGGGTATAATTCCTAATCCAGGTTCTTCACCATCTAAATGTTTTTGCCATAACTCATTGGTTACTGGCTCTCTTATTGTTTTTGATCTGACTTCGTTTTTACCATCGTGTCTAATTTCATCTGTTTTTTTAGTGACACCATGAGCACTCTCTAAACCTCTAAATATATCTTTTAATCTTTCTAACATGTTCCCTCAAGTTAAATTAAATTGGGCGCCACAAACGTAGCGCCCAATTGTGGCAATTATCTGTTTTGTTTTTCTAAACTATCGTGAAATTCTTTAGCTCTTTGATAAAGTTCAGCGTCTTGAATTGGTCCTTCAGACTCAACTGAAAAACCATACCACTGATTGCCTTTACCACTATTTAACACTGAGGTTAATTTGTAAGAGAAAGCAAAAGATGCAGGTGTAAAAGAACCTTGTTCATCTTTCATAGTTTGTGACATTTGAAGTGACTGCCATTTTCTTGCAACTTTACCTTGAGAGGCACTCATTGAAACTAATGCAGTTTCAGCTTTACCATCTGGTCCAAGTATAATTACAAAATTTTGATGGACAGTTAAAATGTAGTTTCCATTCTGTAATCTATCTTTACCACCATCTTTAGTAGTCTTAGATAAAATATCAGAGTCTGCAGGAAAAATTTGTTCTGGTCTACCTGAACCAGTACCAAACTCTGCCCATTCTTGAAACTCCATTTTATAGTAACAAGGAATTACACTTATTCCTTTATCACCATCATACAGTCTTTTAGTAACTGTATTTAAAAACATACCAGGTTCTGCACCATCTACGTAATTTTGATTACGCTTTTGTGCTTCTCCTGATCCGTTTTGCAAAAGTTTTAAGATAGGTAAAGCAAGAGATTCTTGTCTTACATTCTCAAATCCTTTTGAGGCATCGTCTCTAAATAAAATAGTAGACGGTGTTTGTGCCGCTTTTTTTGTTGTTATGTTGTTTTCCATATTTAACTCCTTTTTATATTTGTACGGTTACCCACGTAAGTTTTAAAGCAGTCAGGAAGTTCGATTCCAGACTCGTTACACTCCCTGACTACTCCTTTAAGGGTCTGAGGATGCACGCCTACTTTCTGGACAGGTTCGTATCCTTGACCTTTTGCAAGGACAGCATATTGTGCTGCCTTGTTATCTTCGCCACGACCAAAGGTAACGGTAATATCATTTTTAAT